GTTAATGAGCCTCCGTTAGAAATATGATCTACAAGTTGCTCAAAATAAAACTGAGCATCTGAATTATCTTCTACTAAACTAGCGGCAGTACGAAAGAATGCACGAAGCTTCATATCATTAAGACCACCATCACGCATAGCAGCAGGTTTAAACTTACCAGAACGCTGATTACTCATCAAATTTCTCCTCTACTTCACGAATATGCTTACACTTACGAAACGCAGGACACGAACAAGTAAAGCCATTCTCTTTCATTTCAATATTATATGAACTTTTACCGTTAGAGGCAAGTACATTCCAAACAGTTCCAACTAGGAAGTTACCCTTTGTATTAATAGTATCAGAAGCGTACACTTTAGGACCAAACTTACTCATTTTAATCTTGGATACTCCCTTTTTAAGATAGGATCTATAGCAGCCTGACACTGAATATCATTCCAGTTATATCTCTTCTTCATATCATTATACAAAGATTGTTTAGTTTTACTAACAGAAGCTACTGACCTAATAGTAGCGTCTATTTCAATCCAATTTATAGGATCCATATTTCTAGATTTTCTTTTCATACTAAAGTTATATACTCTTTTTGATTTAAGTGCAACTGTTTTTTAAGCATTAGAAGTTTTATTTCTATAAATACAGACGAGAATGAAGGAGACAAAATTGATAGACCCGATTACAGCTATTACAGCTGCAACGGCTGCTTTCAATGGAGTGAAGAATCTAGTCTATGCAGGACGAGAGATAGAAGATGTTGTTGGTCAATTAGGGAAGTGGTATGGAGCTGCAGCTGATTTACAAAGAGCAGAATCTCAGAGAAAGAATCCCCCTATATTCACTAAACTGTTTGCAGGAGGGTCTGTAGAGCAAGAAGCCTTACAAATACTTGTTCATAAGAAAAAAATGGAAGAACAAGAGAAGCAATTAGAAGATATGCTTAATATAAGATTTGGATATGGCACATGGAAGGAGATGATTGAGCTTCGTCGTAAAATTAAAAAAGAACGTGAAGAAACAATCTACCGTCAGATGGAAGCTAGACAAGCCTTTTTTGAAAACTGCGGAATAATATTATTAGTAATAATAATGTTTGGTATTTTATTTGGAGGATTATGGCTAGTCGGAACCGGAGCTGGATGGTGGTAAAGTAAAGTTTCTAGTAAGATTAGTAACAAATGCACCTTCTGGGGATTTCCAAGCTTTCATTAATTCACAATACATCTCTGGAGACATCTGAATAAGATCCCACTCATTTAAAGTTTCATTAAATTGTCTTATGTACACAACATCATCGTAGGAAAACACCTTTACATCTTCATACTTACCGGTATCATCTAAAACAGTAATTTCAATCTCATCAAGGTCCATTTCTACTGTATACATCAGACGCTCCTTATGATCTATGAAAGCTTTCCGTAGGTGTTGTATATTTTTTATCGTGAGCTTTGCCCTTACCATAGTCTCCATCATAACTGCTTAGAGCTTCAGCTTTCCAATTAAGATATTGACCAATGCGTGTGCCGGGTTTGATCTTCATCATACCGCATGTTACATGTAGCACGCCTGCCATAACCCCATGATAGCCAGTATCATAGAGACCTGAAGTAATATAACACCCGTTACGATTAAGAGTGCTCCTGGTGATAACAAATCCCGCTTCATCTGGTCCCACATGTATTTCATTCTCCATAATAACTTCATAATGACCTGGATCTAAATGATAATATCCATCTGCAGCTAAGAATGCTGGTTCTGATCCTCTATGCACTTTTTGCTCTTCATCTATAATAAAAGTGTTCGAGCTAATTCTAAACACTTTACCTAAACGTAGATCTACTGCATTTGGTTGAATATCCTTAGGTTGAATATGAGAAAGAGTACTACTACTTACTCTACCTCCTATATTAATCATACTCATAACAAACTCCTTTTTATAACGTATTGTATTATATATTATATAAAAATGCCAGCTAGTTTATAGCTGGCATTAATAATTTTATGCTCCTGAGCCTACTTCCATTCGCTTTCGAAGCTCTCGTAGTAGCACACCATATACAGGTAGGAAGACCACAAACGATACAATAATCTTAAACACTACATCTACAGAGGCAATTTCAAGCCAATTAGCTCTCATAAACTCATCTGGTCCGTAAGCAAAGCCAGCCCAGAAGAATGCATAGGTGTCAAGAATATTTGCAAAGACTGTTGAAATAGCCGGAGCTATCCACCAAATATCTGTAAACTTTTCTCGAATGATCTGAAACACTGATACATCTAACATCAAACCTACTGCATATGCAAACCCACTTGCAATACCAATCATTGGAGTAGCAATAAAACTACTAATAATCATAGCTGGAATAAACGCAATTGCAATAATTTGTCGTGCAACATACTTATTAGTAAGTCGTACAGTTAGGTCTGTTGCAACTACAATCAGAGGAAAGACAAACATTCCCCAAGTAAAGTTTAAATTCAGAAGAGGAAGAACTCCACTAAATTGTACTACATAGTTTGCTAATGCAATAATTACAAGATGTAGACCTACTAACTTCATGATGAGACTTCGATCCTCATCTCCAAAGTTAAAATATTTCTTAATTAGTTCCATATTATTTCCCTTTATGCTAGTATTTGTTGTGCATGAGATCTTGCTACTTCATACGCAACAGGACCTGTCTCATCCGCATAAGCAACTGGATCAGGGCGACCTAGTTTAATAAATGCTTCGAGACGTTCTACTGAAGATGAGCTTTTATAATCAGAATACCATACTCCATTATGTTTCATAGGTTTATATGAAGTGTTAGTTCTCTTATATACCTCGTCGAATTCAAGCCCTAGATCATTACAAAGTATTTCACCATCTTTCAGAATATCAAACTTATCTACTTCTAAGTAAGGTGTAAAATAAGTTACTTTTTCTGCATCCCAATTTCCTTCACGGAATGCAGCATCGTCAGCATCACGAAATTCCTGACGACAATCAGGATAAACAGCATGATCACCAGCATGTATACCAAGTGCAATTGCTGTTTCCTCACCTGTATCCTTAACACGTGAAAGAGCAGCTGCTTGTATAATAGAAGCAAAGATCTTATTACGGTTAGGGACAACAGTTTCTCTCATTGTTTCTTCTTCATAATGACCTTCTGGTACTTCCCCTCCTCCAGTAACCAGAGTAGAGGACAAAAGGTTTTGCAAACCATCAAGTTTAATAACTTGATACTTAATCTTATGATTATGATCTGCTAGATAGTCTACAAGATTCTGAGCGCGCTCTAACTCACATACGTGTTTTTGTCCGTAATCAAAAGATAATGCTGTTACATTATCTGCTCCTACTTCTTTAATAGAACGCAATAACAAAGTAGAGGAATCCATTCCTCCTGATAAAGATACAACGATATTTTTCATTTAGTTCTCCAATATGAAAGCGGTGTGTTGTTTAAAGTGGTTAGCTTTCATGAACCACTATTGACGCATAGTCTTTGATGTTAAGGATACAGCGTCATTAATAGGGTGCTGCACTAACAGTTCAGGACTAGATGCGCGAATAGGATTAATATCAATACCCCCTCTACGTGTATAGAGACAAGCGATAACAAGCTCTGAGGGGTCTAACAAGTCATCTAGACGTTTATATACACATTCACATATTTCTTCGTGAAAATGGTTTTCTTTGCGCATTGATACAATATACTGTAAAAGTGATTCTGGAAGTACAGTTTTATCTCCTTTAATATGGATATATATGTCTCCCCAGTCTGGTTGATTAGTTACACGGCAGTTAGAGCGTAATGAGTTAGACATAAATCTATCTACTCTACCACTACTACTCACTACATTTAAGATATCTGGACTTTCATTATAATGACTAAAATCAATTTCTTCAACTGCTACTATTTCTTCTAACTGATTCCAGCTACCAGCCATAGGTTTTGCATAACCATAATCATCATTAATATGTAAAACAACGTTAAGATCATTTTCATCTTTTAACCCTAGTACTGCTCCCATATCACTCCAAACAGTCTCTTCTACATTCATAATAGCAGTTCTAACTGTAGAGCCCATTTTAGCCATATTAAATGAATTAAGATATAGTTTAGCAGATTTAGACTCAACAATATTCTCTGAGTCAGACGGATAAGACCAACGCAACCAACCACTCACAGGAAAGCCATTATCAAGTAAACAGCTAAACTCATATGAGTTCCATGTATCTACTCCAAAAAATTCTTTACCAGATAGATTATATTGAGTACGATTAAGATGACGAGGAATACCAACCAGCAGACTAGAATCTACAGCATCAGGTGTTTCGTAACGCATCATAGTTTTACCGTCAGAGGTCTTACCTAATACCTTACTAGCAATCTTTTCAATCTCATCCATTCTTAGCTCTTTCCTCTTCAATAGCCTCTTTAGCAAACGTTAAAAACGTAATAGCTTTATTAATGTCTAACAGCACATCATCTTTCTGACCTAATCGCCAAAGATATTTAAACGCTTGATAACGATTATAGTCAGTATAGGGATCATTCTGATGCTCCTCACATAGTTGCTTAATAACCTTAATACACTCTACATGACCTTCTTTCTGACTATAATGACTAGGTCTAGGATCATCAGATTCTGCTACTTCACCTTTAAACAGTTTCAAATACTTTACTCCTCAAGAATTTAGTCCATAGATTAATTGATATATTACGCAGACGATCAGATAGAATTTCTACTGTCTCATCTCCTCTCATACCATACGTATTATATAATAAAACCTCACCTCCGTCAACTTCTTCTGTAACTTTGTGTATTACAGTACCTGTTGACTTTAGACCAAGATCTAATGCTTTCTTCTGTGGATGTATACCTTTTAACTCTGGATATTTAATAATATCTCCTGGATGACCATTATACACTTCACACTTTAGTTCAGGTAAAATACGAAGATAACCATGAAGAGTAACAATAGGTGTAGTGCCTCTTAATCCTTGAAACATAGAAATATAACCTTCTATCTCTCTTTTCATATCTGTATGCTTAACTATCGAAACAGCAGAGTGCTTACGAAGATCTTTATGCCACGATTTCTTATCTTTATTATCTGTAAATATATAATCAGGCCACCGACCTAGTTGGTTAGCGACCTGTACTATTTCAGAACCAGATTGACTAAAAAGTGCGAACCACATTTTACCTACCACATAATGCTTTAAATACTTTTATATTATATTCTATATCATCCCAACAGTCAACTACATCTTCATTGATAAGAGTAAATAGTTTTACTGATTCCTTATCTGTAAGACCGTATGACTCATATCTAATACCTTTCATTCCATGTATAACCGGATTAGAAGTATCTAATGAGTCAACCCACACATAATCTTTATAAGATATAAACTCTTGAGGTAATCCGCATCCAAGTAAATGATGAGGCTTATCTGTATCAATAACTCCATCTCTAATCATATTCTGTAGAGTGGTTTGTCTGCCATTCATCATTCTAAAGTATTTATTACTTTCTAGAAAGTTATAATCAGTTTGATAGAATGGATGATTAAATGATATTGCAATCTTATCTACAAGGGGGTTGTTAGCGAAATAATTATAGCAAGTAACAAGCTCATTATAAGTACTCCCTTGAGCGACAGCAATAACCTGGCCAGGAAGATGACCGTATGTATAAGCAAAATTATTAAAGCTATCAATAGTAGCGCTTGCATTATCGAGTACATCTGGAACGATATACCAATCTGGCTTGAGCTTAATAATCCAATCAGCGTATGTATCTCCGTTAAAAGCTGTTCCAAGCTCGAAGATAGAGTTATCGAGGAGGACTTCTCTTCCATCTTTTTTAGCCTTTACAAATTTATCCCAGTACTGTTCATTCTCTTCAAATA